GATTGGAGGAGTAATCCGCCGCCTGGCGCGGATCCGGCTCGGTGGAGTGAGATTGTTAGGCAGATTGAACAGGCGTATCCGATGACGGCGCCGCGGCCAGCGGAGGTGTATTTGCAGGGCGCGCCGACGATGATGCGGGCGGCGCCGCGGCCGCTGCCGGGTGTGACGCGCTGATGCAGAGATTTAGCGCCCGCCGATAAACCCCGGTAAATTCGATATAAATGCAGAAGCCGATATACACCGCGACCGAGGAGCAGGCGCTGATGACGCGTCTGTGGGAGCCGCGTATTCGGGACGACCCCGAGGCGTTCGTGTTGCTGGCGTTCCCGTGGGGGCAGCTGAACACGCCGCTGGCGGCGTTCGACGGGCCGCGGCGGTGGCAGCGGCGCGTGCTGCGGATGATCCGGGATCACATCGGGGCGAACCGTGGGCAGGTGGAAATGGACACCCTGCGGGCGGCGGTGTCGAGCGGGCGCGGGATCGGGAAGTCGGCGCTGGTGAGTTGGCTGATCCTGTGGATGCTCTCGACGCGAATCGGCAGCACGGTGATGGTCAGCGCGAACAGCGAGGCGCAGCTCAGAGGCGTGACCTGGGGCGAGTTGACGAAGTGGTCGGCGATGCTGATCAATTCGCACTGGTGGGAAATCAGCGCGACGAAGCTCATGCCGGCGCAGTGGCTGACGCAGATTGTTGAGCGCGATCTGAAGAAAGGCACCCGGTACTGGGCCGCCGAGGGCCGGCTTTGGAGCGAGGAGAACCCGGACGCGTATGCGGGCACGCACAACATGGACGGGATGATGCTGATATTCGACGAGGCGTCGGGCATCCCGGATCCGATCTGGGCGGTGGGCGCGGGGTTTTTTACGGAGAACATCCTTGACAGGTACTGGCTGGCGTTCTCAAACCCGCGTCGCAATGAAGGGTATTTCTTCGAGTGCTTCCACGCCAAGCGGGATTTCTGGAAGAACATCCAGATCGACGCCCGCAGCGTTGAGGGCACTGACCAGCGGGTGTACCGGCAGATCATCGACGAGTACGGCGAGGACTCCCGCGAGGCCCGCGTTGAGGTGTACGGGGAGTTCCCCGCTGCCGGCGAAGACCAGTTCATCGCGCCGCGCCTGGTGGATGACGCGGTAAAGCGGGCGGCGCACAAGGACCCCACGGCACCGATTGTGCTGGGTGTGGACCCCGCGCGCAGTGGCGCTGACTCGACCGTGATCGTGGCCCGTCAGGGGCGTGATCTGGTGGCAATTCGACGGTATCGGGGCGATGACACGATGACCGTGGTGGGGCACGTAATCGACGCCATCGAGGAATTCCGGCCCGCGCTGACCGTGATTGACGAGGGCGGGCTGGGATACGGGATTCTGGACCGCCTGACGGAACAGCGGTTCAAGGTCAGGGGCGTGAATTTCGGTTGGAAAGCCAAGTCCAGCGTGATGTGGGGCAATAAGCGCGCCGAACTGTGGGGCGCGATGCGTGACTGGCTGAAATCGGCGCACGTACCGGTTGACCGGCAGTTGAAAGCCGACCTGACGGGGCCGAAGACGAAGCCCGACAGCAGCGGAACGGTGTACCTGGAGTCGAAGAAGGACATGAAATCGCGTGGACTGGCGTCGCCGGACGCTGCCGACGCGCTGGCATGCACGTTTGCGTTCCCGCTGGCGCACAGGGAGTACAATGCCAAGGAGCAGCGCCGCTCGATCAGTGATCGCGGCGTGGTTTTGGCGGGTTGGATGGCTCACTGAGGGCCTCCGGGAGCGGTGATGGCAAAGAAATCCGTGTCTCTAAGCGTCGGCCGGGGCGAAAAACTGCCCACTGAGCGCGGCGCGGGCCTGACGGCCAAGGGGCGCGAGCGCTATAACCGCGAAACGGGGTCGAATCTGAAGGCCCCGGCGCCGAATCCGAAGACTGAGGCGGATAAGGGTCGGAAAGCCAGTTTTTGCGCCCGAATGGGCGGCGTGGCTGCGAAGGCTAAGGACGGCGAGCGGGCCAAGGCCGCTTTGAAACGCTGGAAGTGCTGATCATGCCCCAGAAAAAACCCGGCGACCCCGGCCTCTACGCTGCAATCCACGCCAAGCGCGAGCGCATCGCTGCCGGCAGCGGTGAAAAGATGCGCAAACCGGGCTCGGCGGGTGCGCCGACCGCCAAGGCGTTCAGAGAGTCGGCCAAGACGGCGAAGAAGGGGAAATGACATGCCTCTGGTGAAATCAGCGTCCAAAGAAGCGTTCCGCAAGAACGTGAAAGCTGAAATGCAGACCAAGCCCCAGAAACAGGCTGTCGCCATTGCGTACAGTGTCAAACGCGAGGCTCAACAAAAGCCCGCGCCTGCAAAGAAGAAGTAATGGCGTACAACCGCACCTCCGACCCCACCGGCATCGCCGGGGCCCGCGTGGCTGCTGCTGGCGGCAAGCAGGACGCGGATTTTCTGGCCGAGATGCGTCAGCGCATGACAATGGCGCAGGCTGCGGTGTCGAATTCCCGACAGAACGAGCTGGACGATCTGAAGTTCTATGCCGGCAGTTCAGACAATTCGTGGCAGTGGCCGCAGGATGTGCTGGCAACCCGAGGCAGCGTGCAGGGCCAGACGATCAACGCCAGGCCGTGCCTGACGATCAACAAGCTGCCGCAGCACGTCAAGTCGGTCACCAACGACCAGCGCCAGAACCGCCCCAGCGGCAAGGTCATTCCTGCTGACGACAAGGCTGATCCGGAGGTCGCGGAGATTTTCGACGGCATCGTGCGGCACATCGAGTACATGTCCGACGCGGACGTCGCTTACGACACGGCCTGCGAGAACCAGGTGACGTTTGGCGAGGGCTACATCCGCATCCTGACGGAGTACTGCGATCCGGACACGTTCGACCAAGACATCCGCATCGGGCGCATCCGCAACTCGTTCAGCGTGTACATGGACCCGCTGATCCAGGATCCGTGCGGTGCTGACGCGCAGTTCTGCTTCATCACGCAAGACCTGACGAAGAAAGAGTACGAGCGCCTGTACCCCAAGGCCGCGCCGGTTTCGACGCTGCTGTCGTACAGCGTGGGCGACTCGACGTCAGGGTACTGGCTGAACGAGAACATGGTGCGGATCGCGGAATACTTCTACATTGAGAAGGAGCTCAAGACGCTGCATCTGTACCCCGGTGGCATGACGGCGTTTGAAGACTCGCCGGAAGACCAGCAAATGCGCGCGATGGGCCTGATGCCCATGCGCAGCCGGCAGGCAGAGCAACAGCGCGTGAAGTGGTGCAAGACCAACGGGTACGAAGTCCTTGAGGAACGCGACTGGGCCGGCAAGTGGATTCCGGTGGTGCGCGTCGTCGGCAACGAGTTTGAGGTGGACGGCGAAATTCACATCAGCGGCTTGGTCAGGAATGCCAAGGACGCCCAGCGGATGTACAACTATTGGGTGTCGCAGGAAGCCGAGATGCTGGCGCTGGCGCCCAAGGCCCCGTTCATTGGGTACGGCGGTCAGTTTGAGGGCTACGAGCACCAGTGGAAGACCGCCAACACAACCAACTGGCCGTATCTGGAGGTCAATCCCGACGCCACTGACGGCGCTGGCAACTCGTTCCCGCTGCCGCAGCGTGCGCAGCCGCCGATGGCCCAGCAGGGCCTGATTGCCGCCAAGATGGGCGCTTCGGACGATCTGAAGGCCACCACGGGGCAGTACGACAGCAGCCTAGGCGCGACGAGCAACGAGCGCAGCGGACGCGCCATTCTGGCCCGTGAAAAGCAGTCCGACACGGGTACGTACCACTACGTGGACAACTTGGCCCGTGCGGTGCGCTACGTCACGCGGCAGATCGTGGACCTGATCCCGAAGATTTACGACACGCAGCGCATCGCCCGGATTATCGGCGTGGACGGCCAGACCAAGATGGCGCGTCTGGACCCGATGCAGCCCGAGCCGGTACGCGAGGTCAAAGACCAGTCGGGCGTAATCATCGCCAAAATCTACAACCCCGGCGTCGGCAAATACGACGTCGTAGTCACCACGGGTCCTTCGTACTTGACCAAGCGGCAGGAGGCGATGGACGCCATGTCGCAGATTCTGCAGGGCTCGCCGCAACTTTGGGCCGTGGCCGGCGACCTGTTCGTCAAGAACATGGACTGGCCGGGTGCTGATGAGCTTGCCGAACGCCTGCGCAAGACGATTGACCCGAAGCTGCTGCAGGATCAGGAAGACCCGGCGCTGCAAGCGGCAAACCAGCAGATCCAAGTGCTGACGCAGGAACTGCAGGGCATGATGCAGATGCTCCAGCGCGTAAACCAGTCGATGGAAGCGCAGGAGTTGAAGATCAAGGAATACGACGCCGAGACGAAGCGCCTGAGCGTTGTACAGGCCGGCATGAGGCCCGAGCAGATCCAAGAAATGGTCATCCAGACCATGCGGGATATCATGGCGGTGGGTGATCTGCAGGCTGCGCAGCGCCAGTTTATGCCGATGGCCCCGGCTTCGCCTGGCGGCATGCTGGGTGCGCCGCAAACGATGCCCGAAGGAGTTCCGGTATGAGTTGCGAGACGTTCATCGGCCACCTGTTCCTCGCGCGGGATGTGGCGCACTCTGCGCACCTCAACACGCGCTCGTACGCCAAGCACGTTGCGCTGAACGCGTTCTATGACGGCATCATCGACTTGGCGGATAAGTTCGCCGAGGCGTATCAGGGCCGGCACGGGCTGATCGGGCCAATTGAGTTGCAGCAGGCCGCCAAGACCAACAGCGTGTTGGAGTTCCTGCAGGACTCGCTGAAGACGCTGGAAGACACGCGCTACGACGTCTGCGACAAGACCGACACGCCGCTGCAGAACATCATTGACGAGATTGTCGGGCTGTATCTCAGCACCCTGTACAAGCTCAAATTCCTGGCCTGATGGCCCGAAAGGACACCCCGTGGAAC